CGCGGGCTTTGCAGTGTGGGAACACGGGTGGGCGTTTGGTGCCGAGGTCGGCACAAAAGTGGCGTTCATTGGCACGATAGTGGCGCTTACGACCGCATACGCTGGTCCGCCGGTGCTCGATAGGTTCAAGCTGCCCCCACGTGAGCCGCAGGTGGTCGACGCTGACCCGCCGATGCCGCGCACACGGTTGAGACGTGACCCAATTGTGCGCACGAGCGGTCAACCTCGACCGCCAGCAAACGATGGGCGGGGCAAAATGGCCGAGTTGCGCGAGCGGCTGACGGCCAAGGCCCCACGGCGGCGGCACTATGAGCGTCAGGCAGAGCCTGTCCAGGCTGTTCGGTCGGACTGGGACGTGGTAGAGTTCTACGACGTTCTAGAGGCCATCTGGCCAGGCGACCCGACACAGGATGCATTCCGGCAGCGATGGGGCCAGAAGGGCGGGCGTGACCTGTACACCGTCTACGTAGGCAAGAAAAACTCCGATGTCACCTGCTGGGGCGACGTCGGCATCTGGCGGCAGTGGCGCGTCATTCAGCAAGTGGACCGGCGCGGCAAGTGCGACTGGGCACCGTGGGTGCAGGATATTACGGATGTGTTGAGGCTCAATAGCAGGCTGCGCGCATATGCGGCGCGGCAGGGGTGGAGGTTGTGAGCACAATAACTCTTGTGGGTACTAAATGATGAACATTGCAAAAGATGCGCCGAAAAGGCCAGCACTGAGGTACTACGGAGGCAAGTGGAATCTTGCGCCGTGGATCATTTCGCACTTTCCAGAGCACAAGGGCTATGTTGAGCCGTGCGGGGGCGGTGCGTCCGTTCTATTACGGAAACCGCGATCATTGCTTGAGACATACAACGATATAGATGGGTCCGTGGTAAACTTCTTTCGCGTGCTGCGTGATCAGCCAGAACTACTGATAGACAAGATTCTGCTTACGCCTTGGGCGCGTGCAGAATACGAGTTGAGCTGGGAACCACATTCCGATCCAATAGAATGGGCACGACGATTCTTCATTCACGGATATATGAGCTTCAACGGAACAGCCAATAACAAATCGGGTGGTTCGTGGCTCGTACAAAAAGACTACGACAAGCGCGGTGTAATGCCGTCCGAATCCAAGATCAAAACAGCACAGGCATTACGCACAATCGCAGAGCGCATAGCAACTGTTCAGATTGAGAACCGCGACGCGCTAGAAGTGATAGGTCGCTATGACACGCCCTGGACATTATTCTATTTCGATCCTCCATATCCTGTAGAAACTCGTAGCCACAAAGACGAGTACACATACGAGGCGACAACAGGGTTTCACCGACGAGCCGCAAGGCTCTTGCGGCGTATAGAAGGGTATGCAGTCATCAGCGGCTATGTTTGCCCGCTCTATGCTAAACTATACGAGGCGCACGGCTGGACACGGGTGGACAAGGAGGCGCAAACCAACAGCGGAGGCAAACGGATTGAGTCTTTGTGGCTGTCACCGCGCACGGTTGAGGCATTACAAATGCCAGTTCACTACAACACCCATTGCCAGCCCTCCCCCACCGACCCGCCGGCGGGCGCGCGAAAACCGGGTTTTGCCGGGACTAAAACCCAAACTGAACCGAAAACCGAACCGAAACTGAAAGGGGCAACGTGGACAACCCTGTCTTTACAAGCGTGCAACTGGAGCGAATGACGTTTGCCGTACAGCAATATATCACAGAAGAATTAGCCGCTGACTTTGCCAATGCGCCACAAGTTAAGCTTCATTCACACGTGGATTTTATGGTAGGCGGGATGGTGGTCGAGCTGCGCCAACACATCTATGGACGCATTGCTGAGCAGGAGGAGGTTAAATACCCTGCTGATTGGTGGGAGGCGTTCAAGGGGCGATGGTTTCCCGCCTGGGCAAAAGAGCGATGGCCGGTCAGGTACCGATGGATTACGCTCACGGCACGGGAGTTATACCCTATGGTCAAGATGCCACGCCACAAGCACGCTATTGTCATCCAGAAGGTAGACCACGGGGAGGTTAAAGATGGGCCTTGACGTGTACTTTAGGAGAGACATCGCAAACATTCTATGCTCTACCGCCTGCGCCAGTGAGGGCGCGTCAAGGCCGCGCGACCCGGAGAGCGCGGAGAGCGTTGGATATCGGCGCGGTGTTCAAGATGCCCTGATGGCGGTCGGCCTGGCGTTCGGGCTGCGCCTCGTCAATGTTGAGCATTGGCGCGATGGGCGGTCGGCTATGTGGGTAGAGGTCAAGGACGCTTGACACACCGCCCCCACCTGTGATATGAATCCAAAGAAGCGATGGACTCAGTGCTACTACTTGAGCAGTACAAGCAATATAGCGGAGCGGTATCTTGATTGCTTTGGAATGATGGAATCGTTAACGGCCACCGGGCGAGGTTTGGCCGGGCTTCATCCCATAATGCTCGACTCTGAGCGTCCGTGGGCGCTCGACAACGGCGTGTTTACAGATAGCTTTGAGCCTGACAAGTTCTCTTCCAAACTAGATGCGGTGCGGAAATGGATTGATACTTGCGCCTTTGTGGTTTGCCCGGATGTGATTGGAGATTATCAGGCCACGCTAGATAGGTTCTCCCGATTCGCCCCGTGGCTTCGTTCTCTAGGGTTTCCAGTTGGGTTTGCTACACAAGATGGATTGACCATTGAACAAACGCCCTGGGGCAAGTTTGACGCTCTCTTTGTCGGCGGCACGGACCAGCACAAGCTCGGACCAGAAGCGGGCGCGCTCATTGCAGAGGGCATTCGGCGGGGAAAGTGGATACACATAGGGCGTGTCAATTCACCCAAACGGATGCGGCAGTTCTGGCGAGCGAATAGCTGGGATGGGACAACTTTGAGCAAAGAACCGGGCAAGGCATCCAAGATAGCCGCTGCCGTTCGTGAAATTCGAGTGTGGCAACAGACAAGGAGATTGATTTGAAAACCTGGAGATTGGTTGTATTGTACCTCTTTGCGATTGTGACAGCTAACCTCATTGTTGCGTGGCTTGGTCCAGCGGCATCGCCCTACACGGCCTTTGCGCTGATTGGGGCGACGCTCACCGTCAAGGACAACCTGCAAGACAGGTGGACAAGGAACGGGCTGGCGTGGCGGATGGGGTCTCTCATTGCCGCCGGGTCGTTTCTCTCCTGGATCGTCAATCGCAACGCCGGGCGCATCGCTCTTGCCTCGTTCGTGGCGTTTGCGGTGTCGACGGCGATAGACGTGCTGGTCTATGCGCTCCTGGCACGGCATAGCAAATGGCGGCGCGTAGGATGGTCAAACGCATTCGGAGCCATCGCGGACTCTCTCGTCTTTCCTGCCCTGGCCTTCGGCTGGCCGCCTGACCCAACCATCGTCTATGCGCAGATCATCGCCAAGGGATTCGGTGGGCAAATCTGGTCCTTGATTTTGACGTAGGGCTGTGCTATACTGTCAGCAGCACGCGCGGCGCATCTCCCCTCAGCCAGGGACCCAGAGACGCCGCGTGTGTGTTTTAGGAGATGAAATGAAACCGTATTGTGAATTGACACCACAGTACGGATATGGTATAATGGTTCTATGAGAGATAAGCAGGGACGATTCAAAAAAGGTCATCATTGGCGTGAGCCCAAGTTGTATTGGTGCCGCGATTGGCTTTATCAGGAATACGTGGTCAATGAGAGAAGCGCCGCCGATATTGCCTCTGAATTTGAGTGTAACGAAAACAATATCCTCTATTTTCTAGCAAAGCACAATATTCCCCGACGGTCAATGTCTGACGTGCGAAGGGTCAAGCATTGGGGACTCTTTGGTGAGCAAAACGGGATGTATGGCAGAACAGGGGAGGATAATCCACACTGGAGGGGAGGGTGTACACCAGAGCGCCAGGCTTTGTATGCAAGCCAGGAATGGGCAAAAGCCGTAAGGAATGTTTGGAAAAGGGACCGGGCTACTTGCCAGCGGTGCGGCAAAAGAAAACAAGATAACGAGGGGCTTTTTCATATCCATCACATTGTACCGTTCGGGAACGAGGCTTTGAGAACAGAACCGAGCAACCTGGTATTGCTCTGCGACAAGTGCCATTGGTTCGTTCACAGTAGAGAGAATACAGAAGGGGAGTTCATAAGTGACTAACCCATACTGGAGCAACGACCTAGTGACTTTGTATCAAGGTCACATCGTTGACGTTCTGGAGGGACTTAGGGCGGAGAGTGTTCACTGTGTAGTAACCTCTCCGCCCTACTGATTAGTGGGGCCTACGCGACTATGGCCTCCCCTCCCTCGAATGGCCCCCGGTGTCCTATGCCCCTATGCCGGGGCTGCCAGAGGTCCACATACCGGGATGTGAGGCGGGGTGTAAGCACGCTTGGGGGGAGAGCATACCTATTACGGGCGGGGCGGGCAATTCTCCAGACAAGCCGAGCGGTTTCCAGCAAACAGGGCGCGGGGGTCAATCTGGCGCATTGGCACAGATGAGCAAAGCAGAATCTTCTCACGGCCAATACTGCCAACGCTGCGGCGGTTGGCGCGGGTGTCTTGGTTTAGAGCCCGATCCGGCTATGTTCGTCGGGCACATCGTCCTAGTGGCAAGGGAGCTGTGGCGGGTGCTGAGGGATGATGGGACGTTCTGGCTGAATTTTGGGGACTCGTATTCTGGCAGTTGGGGCAACTATGCGCCGGGGGGCATCAAGAACGAACAGAGACCACGGACTGAGAATGGCGCGAGATACGAAAGACCTGCATACTCGAGTACGACATTCAAGCCGCCGACGGCTAACACTGGACGGAAAAGCAATCAGCCAACACGCTTTAGGTTGCGCGCCGACTTGACACCAGAACAGCGCGCCTATGTGCTCTCTGAACTGGCCAAGGTGGACCTAACTCGAGATGCAACCCAAGAGGGCCTAGAGTGAACATCCGACTCCCAAAAGCGCAGAACTTTATACCCGCACTTCTCGAGATAGGCATTGCACGCCTTGTCTCTCTTTTTATTGGTGGCCTGGATAGCATACAGATCGCCGCTATAAACTCGAGGGTTAGCATGCCAGAAATCTCCATCCCATTGAATGATAATCGCACTCGAGGGTATAAGAACGTCAACGACAAACTTGCCGCCGATCACCTGCTGCTCCAAGTAGTCAATTTCGAGACCGTCAAGAATAGCCGCGCCCGCACTCTCGAGTCCGTTCGGTGTAGTCTGGTGTGGAAAGCGAAGAACTCGAGTTATGCCCTTTTGCTCTGCCGTTCGGTCTCGGCAAGCGTTCGAACAATGATTCCCGTTGCCTTGTCGTACAAGCCAGCCGGGGGTATAGAACGATTCCTCGCAGGTTGGGCAGCGCCTTACTTCTCCGCTTCCTCTTTTCTCGAGTGTGCGCTGTCGCGCCTCCTCTTTGGCCTCTGGTGTAGCCTGCCAAGCGTTGGCACACTCCAACGAACAGAAGCGAACCGTGCGCCTAGATGCGCGCCGATTCTCAAACGACTTGCCGCACCACTCGCAGGTGAACATATAGCAAGCATCGCACCACTTGGCACGGTTTGTGCGTGGCGCAAAAGACTTGCCGCACTTCTCGCAGATTTTATGCTTGGCAACGTTTTGTATAGTCATAGCTCAATTATACCCTGGCGCATAGGAGTTGTCAAATGCAGATCGAATTGAGTGAGCACGAGATTCCAGAACACTTACTCGAGTTCTTTGAGCCCATAGAGGTGTCCCAGGTCAAGCCCAAGGATTTGATGGGAATTCCTTGGAGGGTCGCATTTGCGCTCCAGGCCGATGGGTGGTTCTTGAGATTGGACGGGATCTGGGCCAAGGGCGTCTCATTCTGCCCCACGTACAGCGGCTCGTGTATGCCCGAGAGCGTCAGGGACAGGCCGACCAAGGGGCACGAGTACGTGTTCCTGCTGAGCAAGCAGAAGAGGTACTACTATGATGGGGATGCGGTACGAGAGAATTTTGCAGATGAGCGAATGGGGAATCCAGGCCAGTATGAATGGCGCTACAGCTTAGACAGCGGCAGACAGGACAGCACAGCGGTTAAAGGTACAACAAACTGGAATGCCGACAAAACTGCTGCTGGCCGCAACCTCCGCTCGGTCTGGACCATCAACCCAGGTTCCTACGCTGGCGCGCACTTTGCGACGTTTCCGCCAAAGTTGGTCGAGCCGATGATCAAGGCGGGCACCTCAGCCAAGGGATGCTGCCCTGAGTGTGGCGCGGCGTGGGAGAGGGTGACGGAGCGAGAGCGGCCCCCAGAGATTGAGCGCAGCCAAGGTGCGAAACGCCTTGGAATGGTTGGACGAAATGACAATGAGCGCAGAATGGGCCAACAGCTTCAGGACTGGTACAGCGAGCATCCGACCACCACCACTGGCTGGATTCCCACTTGCTCGTGCTATGGCGTGGAGATTCCCGACAAGCTGCGCCTACCCGACGAACCAGAGGATGCGCGCCCACCGTTCGTGTGTGAGCAATGCGGGGGCACTGGCCTGGAGCCGAGCTTGCCGCTACTGCCCGGCCTGGACGTGCCCTGCCGCAAGTGCAAGGGCAAGGGGGAGAAACCCGCAAACGATGTGTGGCTGGCCTGGCAGGCGGAATGTGACGAGGCGCAAGCTAACCGGCTGGCAGTGCTTGACAATATTCGCGGGCTTGAATTGCCCGTGGCCCCTTGTACCGTCCTCGACCCCTTCCTCGGCAGCGGCACCACGGCAGAGGTCTCCATACGCCTGGGCCGGCGTGCCGTGGGCGTGGAGCTGTCCCAAGCGTATTGTGACGAGCACATCATCCCCAGGCTGGAAAGGCCCATCCAGGTGCAACTACTCTAAAACCCCTTGACGTAAGGTTATGAATATGGTATACTGAGCTTACCAGTCAGCTGGTAAGGGGTCAGTATGCCTATTGATTCTGTCATAGCAACGATGTACGCGGGGGCTGTCAATGCCCCCTTGTTTTGTTCTACCCCGGCCCGCCCCCTTTCCTTTTCTCCACATACTGACCCCTGGGTTGCATTCCCCGTTGAGCGTTACCAGTCGGGTGAGGTCCAGTGCGGGGACTGGATAGTGGTCAAGTTCCCATCCGGCCAACGCCTCTATGCACGCGCCTGGGATGCCGGGGGATTCGGCGCCTACTGCGTGCGGCAACACGACGGCTCGTGTCCATCCATCGAGATGGGCATACCGTCCATCTGGTGGCCGATGGGGAAGCAGACGAGTTCATTCGTAGACTACACCAACCTGAGCGCGGCCCGCCGCGCCTTTCGTGCACAGTGGACTGGTGCTGATTGCCTTCCCCCCCTGGCAGTTGGCATCAGTCCAGTGCGCTTGGTGCAATGAGCGATACCGTCAAGTTCTGGGCGGTCGTCCAGAAGGTCCAGACATTGGCAGATGGGGGATTGCGTGTTACGCTTGACCTGCCAGAGTCGGCCATTATGCAGGCAGCTGAGTTGATGGTGTTCAAGCGTGAGGCGGTGGTGTTGCAAGTGGAGTGCAAACGGGACAATCCTGATAGCAGGCAAGGAGCAGGTGGGCAAGAGGGACGCTAACGGGCGCTTTGTCAAAGGACACAGCGGAAACCCAAACGGACGACCAAAGAAACAGAGGGAAACGCGCTATTATGAAATCCTCGTTTCGACAGTCACCTATGAGCAGTGGGGACGCATCGTTGCCAAGGCTGCCCAGCAAGCTGAGCGGGGGGATGCTGTGGCGCGCAAGTGGTTAGCAGATTACATCGTCGGCGTGCCAGAGCAAACCCAGAATGTTAACCTGAACGGATACCCGAGCATCGTATTTAATGGCCCAACCGAAGAGCCTGTGGACAATTCGTGATGGCAAGCCGGAGTGTGACTTTCATCCTGGCCAATGGCGCGCCATACAAGCAAAGAGCCGCTTCGTGTTCGTCATCGCGGGCACGCAGTCAGGCAAGACATCTTTTGGTCCCTGGTGGCTCTATCGAGAGATCAAGCGTGGCGGCGAGGGCGACTATCTCGCAGTCACGGCCAGCTATGACCTGTTCAAGCTCAAGATGCTACCTGAGATGCGGACTGTGTTCGAGCAGGTACTACACATTGGCCGATGGTGGGCAGGGGACAAGGTGATCGAGCTGCGACACCCGACACGGGGCTTTCTCGCCAAGCGGTCAGATGATCCTATGTGGGGGCGGATCATCCTCCGCTCTGCCAGTACCGGGGGCGGCCTGGAGAGCGCGACTGCTAAGGCCGCTTGGTTGGACGAGTGCGGGCAGGATGCGTTTACCCTGGAGGACTGGAACGCGGTTCAAGCGCGCCTGTCCTTGCACGAAGGCCGGTGCCTGGGTACGACTACGCCTTACAACCTGGGGTGGCTCAAGAGCGAGGTGTACGACCGTTGGCAGCGCGGCGAGGCGGGCTACGAGGTGATCAACTTTTCGTCCGCGCTCAATCCAGCATTTCCAGATCGGGAGCAAGAGCGGCGGCGCAAGACGATGCAGGACTGGCGGTTTAGAATGCGCTACTTGGGCCAGTTCACCAAACCCGCCGGCCTGATCTATGGCGCGTTCGAGCCGTCGATGATCGTCGAGCCGTACCCGATCCCGGACGACTGGGAGCGACTGATCGGCGTAGACTTTGGAGGGGCCAACACCGCGGCCTTGTTCCTGGCGCAGAACCCGGACAGCAAGCGATGGGTCGTCTATGACGAGATGATGACGGGCGACAAGACGAGCAAGGAGTATGCGCGAGAGGTGCGGGGCAAGCTGCCCGATAGATGCTTTTTCACGGCTTACGGCGGCAGCAAGAGCGAGGGCCAGCAGCGCCGCGACTGGGCAGATGGGGGCCTCGTGCTGGGCGAGCCGCGCATCGCGGACGTAGAGAGCGGGATCGACCGCGTGATCGAGTGGCTCAAGGCCGGGCAGCTAAGCGTGTTCCGTTCGTGCTCAGGCACCATCGACGAGTTGGGCACGTACCGGCGTAAGCTGGACAGCCTGGGCAACCCGACGGACAAGATCGACAGCAAGCGCACGTTTCACCGATGCGACGCCCTGCGGTACGCCGTGGGCGGGTATGGCAGCGGGTGGGTGCTGGCGTAGGGGGTAGGGATGGCGACAGACCAAGAGCGTGCAGTATGGGAAGCGGTCAAGCGACTTAGCGACCGTGTCATGCAGGTGGATGATGTACCTCGTGTGTCGGGTATTCATCCGCCAGAGGGCACGATATGCGTGTGCGCGAGAATGAAAAGCACGCGATTTGATGACGTTGCAGATGTCGAGGTGTGGTTGAGTCAGGAGATCGTCAACGATTGTGACACGGTAATGGCCTACTTGGGTGGTCCGATGGGCATTGTCGCCTCGTTCGAGCAAGAAGAACTAGCAAGGGCAGAACGTGAAGCAGCCCGATCCTGATCGCGTCTTTTGGGAAGCGATCTATCGCGCCGTGTGCGCCATCGCAGCGGCGATCAAGAAGCGGCATTTGAGCGACAGGGGGAAGTGTGAAGATAACTAGGCGTCATTTTTTAAAGGGCCTGATCGTTACAGCGGCGACAGGTGTTCTCGTGCCGTCCACGCTTGTGGAGAGCGTGCACGGGGCGTCTGATCTCACGCCACAGGAGCGCGACGTTGTTGCCAGGGTGCTGGGCTTGAGGCAAAAGCAATGGTCAGGCGCGAGCTTACCCGCGCGCAGGCCGGCATGGATGACGATCCCTATCACAGACGAGCGGTGGGGGTTCGGCGAGGTGACGCTGCCCGTGTCTGATTCGGCTGGCGGGTATCTCGTCCCACGAGACGTGCGCGATCACGTTCTGATGGCGCTTGGTCATCCGTCTCGTGTGTCTGCAACAGAACACGAGAACGCGAGGCGGGTAATTGACTCCTGGTTCTGGAAGGGCGACAGTATGCAGGGCGAAATCTGGACCGCCGACCCGCCCAAGGTGGTACACTTCAGGTTCACAGAGGAAGAGATCGTATGGTCATCGCTTGTCTAGGGGTATTCTCAAAGTAGACTAGCGTCTCTCAAATTGTATAAGGCCTCCTGGTAACGCCAGCACGCCACACAACCGGAGTCTCGCGCAACGCGCCACACTCTGAGGGTGTGGCGTTTTTGCTTGAGGAACAATGGCAAACTTTTGGCAAAGAATGAAATACGCGGTTACGGGGCGCGCGTCTGCCCCTGTCCCTGCCCCTCGTGCACGCAAGGTTGCCCCGTTCCTCTGGCCATCCTACGTGGACGAACAACCCCAGTGGCAGCTTGTCGACTACCAGGCATACGTCAATGAGGGGTTCAACCTCAACACCCTGATCTATTCGGCCATTATGTACAAGTGCCGCGCGCTCACATCCGCTCCCCTGCGCGCCTACACGGGCGACGTTCAAGACCCAGAGCTGCTCCCGCCCAACGACGACCTGGCGCGCCTGCTCGACCGGCCCAACCCGCACCAGTCAATGATCGAGTTTAGACAGCAAGCCATCGTCTACTTGAACATTGCCGGCGACAACTATACCCTGCTCGACCGGCCCGGTCCCAACGTGCAGCCCCAGGCGCTCTACAACCTGCGCCCGGATCGTGTGCTGATCGTGCCCGGCAAAGAGGAGGGCGTCTCGACGCTCAAAGGGTTTGTGTACGTGCCGGAAGGCAAGAGCGCCTTCAGTCGGGCCAATAGCGCGACCAGGGCAGAGATGGTCGACAGCGGGCGCGCGCTGCTCATTCCGCCGTCCGACCTGATACACACCAAGTTTCCGAACCCGCTCGACCCGCTGGAGGGGATGGGCTATGGCCTCTCTCCCATCTCGCCTATGGCCCGCTCTGCTGACGTGGACAACTCGATCACGCATTTCCTCAAGTTGTTCTTTGACCACGGCGTGATGCTGCCCGGCGTGCTCTCTTCAGACAAGCCGCTCTCGCCTGAGACCATCGCCAACGTCAAGGGGGCGTGGAAAGAGATGTACGGCGGCTATTACAACTGGTCTGAGGAGATCGGCGTCTTGGAGCAGGGCACGACTTACCAGCGCATCGGGCTGGCGTTCGACGAGATGGGATTTACCCAGCAAGACGAACGCAACGAATCGCGCATCCTGGGGCCGTTCGGCGTGCCGCCCATCCTGATCGGGGCGCGCATCGGCTTGAACCGGGCGACGTACAGCAACTATGCCGAGGCCCGCGTCGCGTTCTGGGAAGACACGATGGTCCCGGAGAACCGCCTGTTTGAGGTCGACTATCAGTATTACCTCAACGACGGGGATCGGTTCGTGATGTCTGACTACAGCGCGGTCCCGGCGTTCCAGGCACAGCGCCAGGCAAACCAGGACCGGATGCTGGAAGGGTTCAAGTCGGGCGGTGTGACGCGGGGAGAATACCGGCGCGCGATGGGCCTGCCCTCCCTGGGGCCAGCAGAGGACGACGTGTTCGTCCTTTCACCAATGATGATCGAAGTGCCCGCCATAGCGGCGCTGGGCACACCGGTCGAGCCCAGAGCAGGACACAGAAGGCGGCGCGCAGGCAACGGACGAGGGCCGCAAGGTCTTGCGCCTACCTCTAAAAAAAAAGGCGCTTTAACAACTGAGCAGAAAGACCGCGTAGCGCGCATCCTCGACAAGGCCGCCGAGGCCAGCGAGTCCGGCTATGCCGACGGCGCAGAGACGGCGCTAGAGCGCGACCACCGGGCGATGCGCGCCAGGGTGAGCGCAGCCAAGGCGCGGTTTTTGCAGCGCAAGCAGTCGGTGGACTATACGCTGATCGAGCGGGATTGGGACGACTACTTTGAGAACGAAGCGCCGAACAACTGGCGCGAGGTGTTCCACCCGCTGATCGTCGGCACGACGCGCGACGTTAACGACGTGTGGACGGCGGAGCTAGGCATCCAGTTTAACGTGCAGAACTGGCTAGAGAACGCCGCGCTTGAGCTGGAAGCCTACGAGATGACGTTCGCGCAGCCGATCCTGAGCACGACGCAGAGCGACCTGTTTGCCCTGCTCAAGACGGCGCGGGAAGAGGGCTGGACCATCGAGCGCCTGAACAACGGGATCGACGCGCTGTGGGACGTGTACCTGAGAGACGAGGCGCTGACTGATGAAGAGCGCGAGTGGTTCGTAGATCGGAGACCGGAATATCGTATCGAAAACATATCGCGCACAGAGTCGATGCACTCGGCAAACTGGGCCAGCCCGCAGCTATTCAGGGCTTACGGGGCAGAGCAGCACGAGTGGGTCGCAACGAACGATGCGCGCACCAGGCCCACGCACGCGGCAGCACACGGGCAGGTGCGGACCATCGGGCAACCGTTCGAGGTGGGCGCAAGTCTGATGCTCCAACCGCTGGATGGGAGCCTGGGCGCGCCGGCGGGGGAGATTGTGAATTGCCGGTGCGTGACAGCGCCGGTGATTGAGGAAGGGCAGGCTGTTGGTGAGGATATACGAGAACCACCAAGGACCGCACTGCTTGATCGAAGATTCGCAGAATCAACAGAGGAAAGAATGCTCAGGCAAACACAGCAGAGAGGAAGTGAAGTCGGGGCAATGATTCGATTGGACGGTGAGGAGTTGATCGGAGATATGATAGAGGGAACAACAGATCGCATAGCATTTCCCGATGAATGGATTGATATCTTGAGTACCAGCGATAAGGAGTATGCCCTTACGCATACCCATCCTACATCTAAGTCATTCTCTGTGGAAGATGTGCAAGAGTTGATCGATTTGCCCGGTTTGGCTGGTATTCGCGTGGTAGGTGCTGATGGGTCTAGGTATGCGATTCTGAAACAAGATCGGCAGCCAGGTTTTTATCAGTGGCAAAAAGAGTTTGACAAGCTGTTTGATGAGGGGGCACCCTCTTGGGGGCGTCGGATTGTAAGCGGAGAAGTGAGCAAGCAACAAGCACAGAAGGCGTTATATGATGAGGTATGGAAGAAACTAGCGCCACAGATGGCGCTAGACTATCAGAGTTGGGGCGCTGCTGATGCCTAAATTTAGAGGATTTGACGACCGTCTGACAAATGAACCTGTTTTTGATGACAACGGGCAAGTCAGGCCAGAGTGGCTAGCGCTCCGGGATCGGATGGCACAGAAGAATAAAACTTACACGGCCCGTCCCACCACAGACGGGCGAAAGGTTCGAAGACATCGTGGCACGCCTTGACCCATCCGCGAGACGTTTTATACTGGGCGCGGCTTACCACCTCTACCGCCACGTCGGCCTGGGCGAATATCTCAGAGCGCCATTCTGCGCGCTCAGCCGCCTTAGCACAATGGGGCACAATGTAGAGGACATCGAATCTTTCGCGGCGCGACCACAGAATAGAGGGATTCCAACTCTTGTGCTCGATTCGTTGAGTATCTGGCAATCTATGAATGCAGTCGGCTCCACAGCATCCAGGCAAACAACATTCTATAGTGAGGGTGTCCATGCCGCCTCCTTGTAAAAAAACTTGCCCACCGCGACCGGCGCTGTTGTCTAGGCAACGCGGGCGATGGGCAAGAATGAAACCAAAGAAAAGAGCGACGGAAACCGCATTGCCTAGACAGAAACAGTATACCAGATTTGACTATGCTTGTCAATAGGTTTTTACGTGCCCTACGGGAACCGGCATTCCCTAGGATCACGACGGCAGACGTGTACAATCGAATCAAGGAAAGGTTGGGGGT